GCAGGTAAAAAAATTACTGGTAATGAAGCGGTAGAAGCTGCAGGTCAGTTTAAAAATAAACTTGATCAATTATATGATGAGGGTATGTCTACTATATCAGGCCGTGAAGCTGAAGAGTTAACTGATGCAGCACTACAAATATCAACAAGTAAAAAAATTGTAAGAACTTTAAAAGATGTTGAGGATACACGTAGAGCTTTTATGACATCTCAACCAGCTACTACTATGCGTAATAATATCTTTGGTGTAGCCATGACAGGTATAGACATCTTAGATCAGTTCAATACCTTTATGATTAGAAGTGTAACAGGTAAGGACTCTTCTGCTGCTACATTAAATGGAACTTTGGATATAGCTCGTTATCTAGTTAAAGATCAGTATGTTGCTGACACTGCTGTAGAATTATTAAGACAGGATGCACCAGAGCTAATGCAACGTGCTTTTCGTGACGCAGCACTAACAGAAACAAATGTCTTGAGAAATACTAAACTATCTAAGGCAGGAGCTTTTGTTAACACACTTAATACAGTATCAGATCACATATTTAAAAAGGCTGTAGTTGCAGGTACTATTGATCGTGAACTTAAGAAGCAAGGATCTAGTTTAAAAGAGTACTTAGAAAAAGGTATGATTAGTGAAATACCTGATGACATAATTACTAAGTCTTTAGATGATAGTTTAGCCTTTACATTTCAGCGTAGGTTTGGTGGTAAGGATGCTAGTGATACTAACAAATTAGTAGGAAAAACAATTGGTGCTATACATAAGTATGGTCTTACTACTATAATACCTTTCCCTAGATATATGGCATCTCAAGCTAAATTTGTAAAAGATTATTCAGTATTAAATATAATCTATAAAGGTTTTAAGCTTACTGATGAGGAGTGGGCAAAATTTTTTACTGGTCGTGCTATGTTTGCATCCGCTTACATATATCAAAAGGATAACATAGAGCAGGGACTACAATGGTTTGAGGATAAACTAACAACTAATGAAGTCACTAATGCACAAGCGGCTATGGGTCCAGCAGCACCTATGCATTATGCTACTAATATATTAACACGTATGACAATGGGTTTACCTAATGATCTACAAGATAACCCAGATATGTTTCTTAAAAATGTATCAAAGCTTATGATAGGTACAGAGTTTAGACCTGGAGGTACTATAGTTGATGAGATGGTTACAACAGCAGATTCTTTACTTAAGGGCAATCCAAATTATCAACCATTAGTAAAAGTTTTGGGTGACTATTTTAGTACATATACTTATCCTGCTGCTGTAGTAAAAGACTTTTATGGACAGTTTGATCCACGTTCATCTTATATACCTCAGACATTAGATGCTACAGTATCCCTAGCTGATATTGGTGGTCCACGAAGTCCAAGAATATATCTATATAATAGATTCGCTAAAAGTTTACCTGACTTTAACTTAAGTGAAATGTCTAACACATTAAAAGAAACTACAGGTATAGACTTGGGTGAGCCTGAATTAGAAGGATTGCTAAAGTGGATGGGTTCTTCTAGCCGTACACATTTTCAGTTGATGGACCCTGATAACAAAGACACAGGCTACGATGTGGTAAGACACGATGTTTTTGGTGACGGTCCTATCAGACAACTTGACCCTTTCCTAAAACAAATTACTGGGTTTACTAAAGAACCGCCTAAGAATAAGTTAAAACTAGAAATGGCTAGGTTAAACATCGATCCGTTTAAAATCTATAATCCTTATAGAGAAAAGAATAATGCGTTAGAATTGTTTACACAGCAAATAGCACAAGGTGATTTAGCAGAGAAAGCTGAACAGTTTATGAAAACAGATCTGTATAAAAATTTGTCTGAAGATCCTAGGCAACAAAAGAGATTACTAGAAGGTAAGGTAAGATCTCTCATAGTTGAATATAGGGGTACAGCTAGGTCTATACTGTCTGATTATGCTAGGAAAAAGGAAGAGTACAGGTCTGACTACAACGCCTATGTAAGAGGTGAGTATAAAGCAATGGGACCAAAAGAAAAAGCACAAGCAGAGGATGGGTGGGAGACACTAAGAGATAGGTATAAATTTTCTGGTATGTCTATTGAAGATGCTATAGCAACTATAAATAGTGACCAATCTTTTGATGAAGATGAAAAGGATGCAAGAAGATCTGTACTACTAAACTGGTACATATCTGCAGGTAAGGCACAAGCCAAAGCAGAAAGAGAAGTAATAAAATAAAGAGGGCCGCATTAGCGGCCTTACTTTTTTAGTACTCTATCTTTTCTGTAGGACTTATTTGTATATTAGTTGTTATTGTAATTCTTGGTTTATTTGTAGGCACTGTAAAATGCTGAAGCCATGCAGGGAAGATTACAAAAGATCCAGTTGTTGTGTCTAGTGTTACTTTTTCGTGATCTTTAAAAAAATCAAATATGTAGTTAAGGTCTGTATACTTAGTCTCTGCACCGTACCTATTTAGAAAAAAAGTTTTTCCTGCAGGTTCTTCTTGGTATGGAAGTTCATAGTAATAGATGCAACTAAACGTTACATTTTTAAAAGCATGATCGTGCGTTTCTTGAAAGTTACCGACTTCATATTGGTTTATCCAAGTAGAACCAATCTTTATATCAAAGTTTCTATTAGGACGTAAGAGTTCAAAGAAGCTATCAAAATGAGGACGTAAGAAACTTATGTATTGTTCCCAAGGAAGGTCATAATTTTTAGCATTTCTAATTGAACTTTTTTGTTTACTCAAATGAAATGCATTTTCATCCATGATGTCATCATTAATATGAGGATGTAATAAGTTTTTAATTGCGACTTGATCTTCTGCTGTTANCTTTCTGTGNTAGATAGGTGTAGGCCATATAACAACACTCTGATCTTTTTCCATATTTTCATTCCTCATTTTTTTATACCATTAAGCCTTGAGCTACGCTCTGCCCACATATGTACTATCATTAAATGCTTTATAGCTTCTTGTGTTTCTGTAGTATGATATAGATTGGCTGTTATAAACTTATCTAATGCTTCGATGTGTTGTTGTAGTCCCTCTTTGAAATGATCGTGTCTCCTAGATACAAAGTCATGCGCTTCTTTTTCTAGGCTCATCTTGTTCCCTTAAGTTGTTAAGTATTTCTATGGCTGTTTCAACATCTAGTTTAAACCACTCACCCTTAGAATCACTAGCTAACTTACTAGCCTCTTTGTGTGCAGCTTGTTCTAATGTTCTTCTATCTTCTGTCTCAATGGTATACTTTAATTCATAGTCACGATGTGGGCTACTAGTTTGATAACCGTTACATCTATCTTCTGCATCTATAGCCATGCCTATCTTTACCCATCCAAGCCAAGCTGGGTTACTTATAATATAGACATACCCTTCTTTAATATTGTCTAATTTATATGTGCCATCAAAGGCTGCATCATTAAATGTTTTATATCTTCCTGGTTTGTAAAGAGGATGTTTACGTGATATGTATTTATTGTTTACAAACATACGTTTAGGATTATTAATGTGGCTGTTAGGTCTGCAACAGTTTTTACACTGTGTTCTACCTATACGATGCCAAGAAGGTTGCCAATTATCCTCAGATAAAACTACTCCACAGGTATTACATGTACTCATTACTAAACCTCCACTGGTATTTCTGTACAGTAAGCGTGTACATTGGAATTAGGTGTAGGTCTAGTGCTCATAAGATCACTACGAACATATCTTGCTGCTTCTTTACAATCCTTCATTGTAGGATATATATTATTGACAGCTTGAACTTGGACATAAGCATTACCTATTGTCATTATGAGCACTAATACATACATTACTCTGTAGCTTCTATAGTAGGTTCATCAGGTGTAATATGATTATCTACGTAATCCACTATTAACATCCCTATTATAAAACTTAATACTATCTGCATTTCAAACTCCTTTATTTTTCTGCATTTAAATTATACTAGCTTTCTTAACTAAGTCAACTACTTATACTAGGTCCACCATTTCACAGCTATCTCCAGAGCAAGCCATCGTCTGCATACCAATTGTGTTATCTTCTTGTTCATACTCGTTAAGCTTTGACCAATCAATACTCTTAGGCATCTTAGCTAATAACTCTTCATACTCTTCTTTAGTGCAATCCTGATAGGGTGCTTGCTGATAAGTATGATCAGAGTGTGGCAGAAAAGACACACCACTCATTTCATCAAAGTGTTTATAAACAAATGCACCTACCTCCATCCATTCATCAGGCTTCACAGTACAAGTTATACTTGGTTTATGTTCACACCAATGTCGTTGATAAGTTAACCACATCTCCAGTTGTTCAATGGCTGTCATGTCGTTTCGAGTTACAGCTTTATTGGGTGACTTCTGTGGGAAGCTAAATACTGTAGTTGTCTCTGGCTTCATGACACACGGCTCATTAGGTATACCTTGATCTTGCATCATCTGTGTTAGTGGATCTTTGTTATCGCCACGTACTGTCCTGATATAGTAGTCATTATGACGAGCATGTATACCTGATGCTGAATCAACTAATTGTGATACTGTTCCACTTGGCTTGACGCAGGTAATTGCTGTTGAGTGTGGAATGCCAAGGCGGTCAGCCCAATCAGCGTTAGTACGAACAGCAGTTTCTCGTAGATGTTCAAGAGTTTTCTCCAATCCTTTGTTTGCTGATGTCATAAGAGGGTTGTCCATTATACCTGTGAGTGACACACCCAACAGACGCTCCTCTTCTGTGTTGGTTGTCCACACCTTACGCAAGTATGGAAACTTGGTGTATGTGGATTGAATTGTACCAAGAATAGTAGCGAGTTCAACTTTTCTTTCAAGGTCATCCACAGTATCTGTAGCCCTAACCACCACTTCAGTAAGATTACAAAACTGATTTGGTCGTAGTATAATTTCACTACATGGGTTAGTTCCAAACTCATGGTTAGGATCACGTCTTCCATACTTAGCAGCTTGTTTCTTAGACGCTTCACGATTAAATATACCCCTCTCTCCTGACTTACTTTCTACTAAGGATAACCACTCACGCATGAACGTTTCCATGTCAGGCTTTTCAGTGTAGCATACTGAGTTATTAGCTAATGCCCTGTGTGCAGCTTCGTTCCACCACTGTCCTGACTTAGCGTGACGCATCCTATCATCACTGAGGTTAGACAAACTAATCATAGCACTACGTCTAACACCACCAACAACAACTATCTGACCAATGAAACACATTAGATCATGACACTCCAAGCTAGATAGCTTACGTCCTTGAGCATCCTTAAATGTTTTAACTGTAAAGTTAAACAATTCAACTAAAGGCGCTGGGCCACTAGCTCTACCACCAAACGTTTTTAGCCTTGCACCTGCAGGGCGTACTCTGCTAACATCCCACTGTGGAATCTCACCTGCCCATAAGAGTGCCAACACTTGTCTGAACGCCTTAGCCCAGCCCTCCTTGCTGTCCTTTACCACAACGGTAGTATCACTATCGAACAGTTTAGGCACTTCGGGAAGCTTATTAATGAACTGCCTCTCGACACTGAATCCAGCACCAGTACCGCAGAGGAGGATGAACATAGCCTCATCAAAGGCTTTTGGGTCATCTACGGCTAAGTTACTACAGTTATACATGCAAGTATTGTCACGTTCTGCTGCTGGACCTGCAGTCATCATAGCTCTCATACTTCCTACGAGTTGACCTGTTAGTATAGCAAACATTATTTCATCTTTAGTATCTTCATCTACTTTATTTCCTACAACGTTTTCTATATAACGATCAACTGTCTCAGACCAAGACTCTCTGCCTTTGCCATCAATGTACTTAGCATAACGTGATTTGTGTATAAAACTTTGGTAGTCTGTTGGTAAATAATTATTCATGTTTTTTTAACCTCTATCTTTCTAATTACTGCACCATCAATGTCATAAATAATATCTTGGAATAATTCAGTAACTGCCTCCTCATGCATCTCTGCTACTATAGGTAGTATACGTTCTTCCTCATCTATTTCTATTGTTAGTTTAACATTAAACTTCATCTCTTATCGCCACTGCCCTTAATAGTACCTCGCTCCATACGACTGTGAAGCTTATCTAAGTTACATCTAGCTATGTATCCCATGTCAAAGTTTAGGTCACGACACAAAGCTGCAATGTACCACAGGCAGTCACCTACCTCTGCAGCTACATCTTCTCTGTCAAACTTTCCATCCCTTAACATCTTCTTTACTTTGTTGGCTACTTCACCTGCTTCACCTGCTAGCCCTAACGCAGGGTAAACTATCTTGTGTTCATCAGGATATATGGCAGTCTTACGTGCTTCTATTTGATAGTCACCGAATGTCATTTCGTACATATCTTTCCATGCATTTATATCATCTGCTGTTATCATTTGTGTGTTTCCTTCCATCTATCTCTTAGTCTATTTAGATACCATATAGCTTTATCTATATCCTCTAATCCATTCTTGTATTCATGCCGCCACATATACTTCAACACATTAGCAGCGTGTGGCGCTGTAGATCCTGACATATTCTCTGTCATTGCTTCTATAGCTTCTATGCATTCTATACCACTGTGATTGTAGTGTACTGGATTGTTTACTTGATCGTGATCTAAAGTTGTATCTATCATGCTCTTCCCTTTGTCTTTGTCCATTTATTAAGTGTATACACATTACCCTCTCTTGTTACAACAGGTTTATCTTCTTCCTCTTCTTCCAGAGTTACAAGATAATCTCTATGCTCTTTAACTAATTGATAAATATCTGGGTACTCATTTGCTATATCTAAAAATGCTGACATCATAGTTGCCACATCTACTATACCGTTGATGATAGGATCAGGTAAGTTGTGTTCAGGTGATATTGCTATTGACACATTTGTTTCACCTTCCCAACTACCATCATCATTATAATCTACTGGGCTTATAACTATTGCTATCTCGTCATTGTCTAAGTTGTGACCCATTAGTTTTTCCTTTTTGTTTTTAACTCTATCTTTTTAACTGTAATCTCTTTACCTTTTTCTTTCAGCCAATCTTCAGGTATCACACGATGCGCCCACTGAAACTTGTGCTGCTCACACCAATGACAATACCTAGACTTAGCACCCTTATACAACTTAGCTTTTGCATTACTAAATACAAACCGTATGTCTAACTCAGGGTGCTGTCTCTGTATCTCACGATGCTTACGTCTATCGTCACTATCAAAGATACCTTTAGTCTCAATGATAATACCGTTGTCTAATATAAAGTCTGGTGTGTAGGTGCGGTAGCGTAAGTCTTCCCATTCTATTTTTAGTACTTCGTATCTAACTTTCTTCTGTGTCTTACGCAAGTACGCAGCAACCTCTTTCTCCAGGCCACTGCGATACCTACCTTTATTATACCTCCTCATACTCAGGACTCAACAGTACGTAGTCTACCATTGGTGGGTTTGCAGCATTTGACTTTACAGCTTCACGAGTCTGCAAGTTAGGCCAACACTTGTGCTTGTAAGAACAGAACCCACACTCTGTGCCAAGCTTTAGATTACCAGTTAGTTTACGGTAATGTGTCTCTGCCACTGGCTCAAAGCAACGATCAAAGGGTTTATCATCATTGATGTAGCCTACTGTTTGCTCAATGCTTTCCATCACTGCAGACTTGTCTACGGAGTTAGCATCAACATATTTAAACTCACCGTTTGCTTTGTTGACTACCCACCAACCACCTACATCTAACCCTGCAGCTTCAGCATATCCTACTAGTTGAGATACATAACCAAAGCTATCACTGTTAGCTAGTGTTTCAAAAGTATTGAACTTGTTCTTATATGACCAAGGTGAAGCTGACTTAACGTCATCTACCCTACCATCAAGTACCATGTCGTACTCACCTTTTATTTCAGTACCATCTCCTAGTTTTAAAGTTACGTTATCATTATCCTTGAAGTCTACCTCAGCAGCACGAAGAAGACCCTTGAACACTGCCTCTACAATATCACCAATGATCATGTTCATTAGAAAGTGTGGAGGTAGTGGTGTCTTATCTTCAGGGTCATTCTTCTCAAACCATAGCTGACAAGTAGGACGCCCAATGTTGGACATCCTTAGTCTAAACTTGTCACGAGGTCCACTGCTGAACTGCTTCTCTAGTGCAGCCTCAACATCAGAAGCGACTTGCTTACGAATGTCTTCAGCCATATCTGTCTCACCCTTAACAGCCTTGCTAAGGTATTCAAAGACAGCTAGTTCAGCAGGGTGATTCATTAGTCTGCATCTTCTACATTAACAAACTTTGCTACAACATCTGCGTCATCATCAGAGATAGAGTCTTTGTTCTTTTCATTCCACTGTTCAATGATGTAAGAGTTAACCGTAGTGATGTAGTCCAAGAAGTTATGTAGTGTCTCTTGGTCTTCTGGTTGTAACTCTACCTTATCACCTGTTTCCAATGTCATAACAGCAAAGTTATTACCTGTCTTTGAACCCTCTATCCTAGCACCTAGTTTTATCATACACTGTATAGGTAGTATGTTCTTACGCCCCAAAGCATTCACTGCTAAGTCTAAAGACTTGATACTTGAAGGTGGTACTTCAAAGTAGAAAGGCATAGCAGTAATTGCATCTACTGGATTACCTGCTTCATCAGTAACACCTGTTGCAGTTAACTCACCAAAGAGAATCTTCTTACGCTTGATGCTACGAATCAGATCCTTTGTTTTCTCAGGTACGCTATCCCAATCTTCGATGTAACCTGACGGTCTACCTAGGTTAAATGTACCAGCATTATCTTTGAGGTCACCCTTAAGATCATTAGACATAACTGTTTTCAGCATTGTCTCTTCTTTAGAATCCCACTTAGACCACTGTTGTCGGATAGCAAAGATACGTATGGTAGGACTAGATGCATAAACAACATCGTCTTCACCTCTTGTAATCTTGTACGATCCTGATGGAACAACCTCTGTCTTAATAGGTTTTCCATTAACATCAATCTCACCCATTATACCTGTATGCATGAGGTTTACTCTAGGCAAAGAAGCGCTCTTTCTTTCACTGCCACCGCTTTGAGGCATTACTCCTACTGCCTCTGCAAGAGACATACCTAAATCGTTTTGTATCGCTAGTTCTGTATTCATGTTTTACTTACTTCCTTTTAAAGTTAAAGATGGTTAGTTATACTCTAAACATCAACTGTGTCAAGCCAATTCTTTCCTATTTTAGCTTCTAATAATAAAGGCACATTCATTTCCACATCGTATGCGTCTTTTATAACACAGTTTAGATTAGAGTTAATAGTATCCACTATAGTCAAAACTTTTTTTACTTCATCAGGGTGCACATCTATCACCATTGAATCGTGTACCGTGTTGACTAGGCATGAATGTAAAGGCTCAAGCAATCGCTCAAACTCTAGTAGTACAACAGGCACGATGTCACCTGTGGCAAATCCTTGGACAGGGTAGTTCTTTATCATAGTGAAGTGTGATACGTTACCATTACTCCTACGAGTCACATCAGGAAACGCATACTGTCTACCACTCACGTTAGTTATCTTAAGAAACCTCATGGCTTCATCACCTAACTTCTTGTGCCACTTAGCTACACCTTTGTACTTCTCATTAAAGTGTTTGTAGTAGGCGGCTACAGCCTTAGATCTACCATACCCTGTAGCCCCGAAGAGTGGGGCGAATGTATGTTCCTTTGCTGCTTGCCTGGCTGTAGGCTGTCCTGCATCACTGATAACCTTTGCAGTGTAGGAGTGTACATCAAATCCTGTTTCGATCTCCTGCATGGCTGTGCTGTCCTGTGAGAGGAATGCAGCAACTCTGAACTCCAACTGGGCAAAGTCACATTCCATGATTTGACCACCCTCCCATCGTGATATGAACACACGTTTTACTGGGAAGGTTCCTCCTCTTGGCATGTTCTGCATGTTGGGATTGCGTCCAGAAAATCTACCTGTACTGGTAACACTTTGGGTAAGGTTAACGTGTAAGAATCCGTCTGGCTTGGTATATATGTCGATACCATCCACGAAGCTACTAAGGTAACTACTAATAGCAGACAGACGCTTAAGGTCAGTAAGGAAATCAAGAGCAGACTCCATGTCGTTGCTTGTAGCGGTAGCCATAAGACTCTCAAGATTGCCTTTACTAGTACTGAAACCATTTGCACTTATCCATTTCTTACTTGGTGCAGAAAAACATAAACCTGCCACCTCTTTAGTTTTAGTTAGTAGATAACCTCTACTGTCACATGGCTTACATTTAGTTGGTAACTTGTAAAGTGTACCATCCTTACGCAGCTTGTGTACTAAGCCACGCCCATTACACTCAGAGCAAGTACTAGCTTTAGTCTTTCTAACGATAGAACTATTTGCTTCTATTGCTTCTCTAAACTCTTGCTTTGTTTCAGTGTAGTCAAACAAGTCAGCCCATTCTTTTTTGTTGTGCACACGTCTGCTAAATATAACTTGAGATACTTGCTCAGGACTATTGAGATTAACAGGTGTGTCACCCATAAGCTTACGAGTCTTACGTTGTAGCCTATCCTCTATCTCAGCTTTCTCTTTCTCGAACTCTAATCGGACTTGCTGAAGGGCGGTTCTGTCCACACGTATTCCTGACATATACATTCTGGTGAGGGCTTTACAGGTGCGGAAGGTAACATCTCTGACTCTATGTAAGGACTCCGAATCTGGCTTGGCGTANTCTTGTTCCAAGGCAAAGTACAACTCACGAGTAATGTCGAGGTCACTCCTAAGATAAAAAAGAAGCTCTTGTAAAGGTATCTCATTGGTGTTGTATCCTTTCTTGTAATAATCTTTAAGAGTGCCTTGTTTCTGGTAGTTTAAATTCCTACGTTCAGCGCAAACTTCTAAGCTTATAGGTTCTTTCTGCCCACGTTGTAACAAATACTCAGCTAACATCGTGTCGTAGATGTCACCGTCATACTTGAAGCCTGATTCCCACAGCCACATCAAGTCATGCTGTGCATTGTGCATAATCAAAAGTGTTGTATGGTCTAGTATAAGCTGAATGTTCATAGCCCTTGATCCACCAACATCTTGATCTTCCTTATGATTTAGCGTGAACAGGTAAGTCTCATCAGGGTTGTCTACATTCTGCATACCTACTTGTACAAGCTCAAGTCCAGGTTCAAACGGATCAAGGATGCTCTTCTTCTCTCGTTTGGTGATTGTGTTTTCTACATCAACTATAAGTCTCATGCTAAGTACTGACTCCTATCACCATCTAACTCACAGTGAATAGTACCATGCCATCCACCCTTGAGTTTGTTCTTGGCTATACAAAGATGTCGTTGGTTACTTTCATCTTCATCTTGTCCTTCAACCACCTTGTTCTTTGAAATAAGAACCATCAAGTCAGCTTCCGCTGCTTTACCAGTACGGCTACCTTCAAGCATGGATTGATCAGGATGTACCAAACCTTCTGCTGCTGCACTTAACTGTGACATCCATATGATTGCACACTTGTATTGCTTCGCTATGTTACGTGCATGTATAGCTGCTTCCTTAAGATACACATCTGACTTGTCGCTTGTCTTGTCAGCAAACTTGTCACCCATATCAAGCACTACAATATCAGGCTCATATGCTTTGATGATAGCTTCAACCCATGACATATCTTTACCTGTGCTATCTTTGATAAATATATTCTTCTCTACTGGATCATAACGTAATGCAGCCACCGCCATATTAGTCTTGACCTCATCCATACTCATACTTGTAGCAGCACTGAGGTATCTTGCACCTACACGCTCATAGCTTTCTTCATTACACAGTATCATACACTTAGCACCTTGGTGTGAAAAGCCATCAGGTGCAGCTATCGTACTTGCATGGAAGCTAGTCTTACCTGTATTAGGACGTGCACCTACAACAACCAAGTGTCCTGCACTGATGCCCTCTGTCTTACGTCTAAGTGTTGGTATGTTCCACTTCCATTGTGACTGTATGTCGTTGGCTTTGAGTAACGTATCGATGCTTGTATCATCCCACTCTACTTTCAGGTTAGGTAAAAAATCATCTTGGTAGTTGCTCAGTATGTTTCGCAAAGGTTCTAAGCTAGACTGTGATCCGTTGACGTAATCGAATCCAAGGTTTGCAATATCTTCACCCACCACCTGTTGAAACAACTTAGACAGTACGTCATCAGCTATCTCTGTAGATAATGGCTTTTCTCGTGCAACCTTTTGAAACAACTCACTGAAGACTAGCTTGTTAGCTGTGGTCATACTGGTGTTGTTAACAAAGAACAAAGACTCTAACTCCGTAGGTGTAATACTCTTACCATACGTATCCATAGCGTAGTCTAGAGTCTGCTTGATCTTACGTACATCCTTACTGAATATCTTATCAGGACAACGTATACCTTTATGATTGTCGTAGAACTCTTTATCCAGCATAGTGCGGATCAATGCTAGTTCCATCATGTGTGTCTCCTCTTTATCTGCATTAGTAAGTTGCAGCTATTTGTTTTTGTTTAATCCTATCTTGTATTTCTTTTTGAAGGTAAGAGCAATCTTCTTCAGTTTTCTTACGTGAAAACATATTTAAGTTAGGTGACTTAAGTTTATCTTCTAGTTTATCAAGAAGAGTTTCTAGCTCTTTTATTTTATTCATAAGTTCTATCCTTGTTATAAACCTTGGCTAATTCTTCATCAAACTTCTTGTCCGACTCATATCTTTTACACGCCTCTATCACTTCATCTACTGTCAAGTCAACGTAAACTTTACCTAGAGGTACACGTTCATCTACTATTGCTGTCTTTTTCATACTCTATTACCTTTCCTGTATTCCATCTATTAGCTTCTAGTTGTGCTTGTTCTCTAGTGTTAAAGATTAAAGGTGGGTCATCAAGTGTGAACATACTTTTACCTGTAGCATAAAAAAACTCACCAGTGTCTATCTCTATTTCTACTATGTATTTCATATCATCACCACATTGGATTCATTAAACTAAATGTTTCATACCAACTGCTACCCTCCAAGGCTAACCACATCAATACAGGTACACCCACTATCAAGAATGCACACGTTAAGAATGCCCACCCTAAACCTTTTGTTGTACAGTAATGTTCAGACATAATTCTTCCTATACTTTTGAGGGAAACCTTCTTTGTTCCATCCTTTACTAACTTGTTCTGCTGCCCACGAGTAATTCACATTCCAATGCCTCGCTGCATCAGCAATACTCTTAAAGTCTTTACCGTGTAAACGACACGCTCTTCCAGATTGCTGCTGCGTTGGCTCTACCTTGATACGGATATGACATGGTGCATTCTTTGGTTGCATTATACTATCTCCTCTAGTTTTTTAATGTCTGCTTCTACTTTATATTTAATATCATCATAGAGTCTCAACGCTATAGTCTCTAACCCTGTGTAAGCCTCTATCTCTCTCTTGTACTCTAATGTTTTATAGGCAGCGTCAGGGTCTAATGCTACTATAACTTTGTAGAAATTATCTAAGTGTTGCATATTAGACACACTTAATGATGTACCTAGTATAGCTAGACCTGTTAAGCCAGGGAATAGTTTAGCTGCTACAGTTGCACTGATAACATCTTCTACTATCATTACGACACCACTAGGTTTACCTACGACACGAGTGAATACAGTAGGTGTCCTATCGTAACGCCTCCACTTAACTTGCCCTGCGTAAGATGTACATCTACCTATAGCCCCTACTAATTTGCCTCTGTCATAGATAGGAAACACTACACGCCCATCCATTACATCGTACATCAAGTCTTCACCATACAAGCCCCACCTACCTATAAACCTTTCGTAGTCTCTGTGTTCTGCAGTAGGTGTCACTACATACTCAGGCCAAGTGAACGTCTCGTGTTCTGACTCAGGTTCTTCATACCCTTTTAGCTTACGCTGTATCTCTATTGCTGTCATACCTGATGACACTACACCTTTGGTATTACAGTCAAGCTTATAACAGTTGTACAACAGCGCACTACCATCTCGTGTAGCAGTGAATGTGTTCTTACCTTTGCACTTAGGGCAGTCACCTCTGTGTCTGTATTCTTCTTTTAAATCAAGCGACTCCAGGTAGTTCTTAATGTTTACCATCTTCATTCCTCCTTCTTAAAAAAGTTCTTTTTGAATAGGTGGCGTTAAAAGATATTCATCCCATCCCCATTGAGATTTAATATATTTAACAACCTCTTTAAATTCTTTGTCTGGAAAAGAGTTCCTACCTAAGTTTGCAAATCTAGAACAAATAACAACTTGTCCTTTTTTATAGTCATACTCTAATCTATCTACACTAAGTGATAATGGGTGTCCTGATTCAAATACCCATAAAGGATTTAGAGTAATGTCTAGCCAATAACATTTTTCTTTTTGGTAGTCATAGAAAAGATCCATTAAATAATGAGCATCAAGATCTACCTTTTTCTCTTTATAATCAGGTGTTGAAGAGAGTCTAGTTGGCGAAGGTCTACTAGCATTTAAGTACACATTACTTAATAATTTTTTAAAGGGTTTTATTTTATCTGCACTTTTTCTAGGCATCCTTGCTTCTCCGTTTGTTTAACGCATTGCTTGCGCCACTAAATGTGTTGACTAGGTATGGCTTG